CAGCGTGTGTGTAATATAAAGGTGTTCCTGACGCATCCAACGCCTTTTGTCGTTTGTCTGCCATCGCATCTCTGGATATTAGATTGACTACAGTTGTAGTGTTATCCGTTATATGCAGTCTTATCGTCTCTATCCAATCGGAAGGTATCTGCATGTATTCGTCTGTTGCGTCTTGTACTCCACTTGAACGAGCTTCCATCTTCCAATGACGTACATCCCTGTTGATTTGAGCCTCTGCTAGTGTGATGAAATCAGGTATGACAGTAGTTAGATCGTCTCTGTTGAGGAAGTCAGCGATGCTTGCTTTTAATTCTGTGTATGTTGTTAGTGCCATGTCACTCTCCTAATTTTGCATAAGTATATCATTAATTATTAATTGTTATAGTAAACCTGTTATTGGTGACTGCTTGAGTAAACCTCCTGTTACATCTGAGTAGTCTACTACTTCTAATGGAGCTTTACTACCAAATTCTTTCATTCTGTATTTCTCTCCATACCACAGGATCGCTTGTAAATCTGCTGTGGTCATATCAGGAAATTCTTTTTGTAATTCCTTTACTACTCTCTCGGTCACTTCAATTTGGAAAGCTCGATCACTTGCATTCTGAGGATCATTTCTTAAACCTTTTATCTGTTTTGATACACTATTTGCTTTGATATTTATGTTGGTTTTATTCTTATATCCACTCTTTGCATACTTCCTAGCTTGTATGTGAGCCATTTCGATGACTTCACTATCAGGAACAGAAGCAGATATTTTAGCTGCTTTTCTATATGCTTTCATTGATGAATCTGTTGGTTGTATTGTCATCTGACCTCTGTATCTATTAAAGGTTCTTGACCACCAACGATCCATGGTTAACCAGTTTGGTTGCCCCATTATATTTGCATGGAACATTCCAAGCTTTGCTCCAAAGATCGTAGAGTTCGGAACTTCAACATCAACTTTATAACCAGTATTTATTCCATATTGATCTTTAATTGCCTTGGATGTTTGAGTTTCACTCAGCCAATCTAATGCACCTCGTAATCCTTTTTCGTCTATAACATTTTGAAGTAGATTGAGATTGATCCTAAATGATGTACTAGATGTATGAGCAGGAATATGTAGGTTGACTTTGCCTGTTTGTTTGTAAGACTGATAAACATCATCAGCAAATCTCAGGTTCTCTTTGATCCTCGATCCATCAGAAGTGATCGCAACTAGAGATGAATATAAATCTCTTGCTGATTGATCTGCTCCTTGTGCTAATTCAGGATGACGCTTTGAGAGTTGATCAAGTGCTTGTTGGAATTTGGTTGTGTACCATCCACGAGCTTCTTTATCTCCACCTTTAAGGATCGCTTGAGCTTCTCCAAGCATTCGATCATATATTGTTTGATTAGCTGTCTCGGAATAGTCACCTAGTCTGATGACCTTGTTACTAGACAGAGCTAAGGCATCAGCCTGTTCACCGATCTGTCGAATTGTTTGTTTTGGTGTGTGAGTCTTTAAGAAGTTTTCTGTGTTGGCTCTGACTTCTTGGAACTTCGCTTCAACTGCGTCAGCGTTACCCCACCACGATTGATCTGTCTTGCTTGTTCCTGTGTTCCCAGATTGATTCGCAATTTTTGCGTACTCTGCTTGTCCTGATTTGTAGCCATCGAAACCTCCTATATATCCATCTTCTAAAAATCCATTCTTGTATAAATTAACATCTTTTGCTTTAAGATGCTTACCAATTATACTTGATATCTGTACAAATGCCTCATTATCTAGATCACCAAATGATGTATTTAACAAGTGAACACCATTGCTTGTCGTTACTGGTGCAATATGATTAGGATCAATACCTTCTCTCTCAAGTATCTCAACAATACCTTTCATTTCATCGTCTTTTAATATGCGTCCAATTGGAATATCAGCTAAGTCACCCTCTGATAAATTTCGTATTGGTACTAGGTAATGAGCTGTTACTGCATCTTGATCTTGAATATGACCTATTGTTGCTGCCATTTGCTTGACCTTTTCTCTAGCCTGAGCTGTAGGAACTTCAACACCATTGATGATCTCAGTCTCTACTGAGTATGTTGTTTGTCTTGATACTCCAGTATTGCCTTCAAAGTAAGCAGGTGAATCAACATCATCTATAATTTTTACATCAAACATATCTTCTATAAATGATCCCATGATCGTATTAGTCTCTTGTTGGTGTAATCGCTGTACTTCAATTGGAAGTTTTGCAAGTTGTCTGCCACTAGATAAACCCATGGAAGGTTTTGCTTCGGATGAAACTTGAACACCTTCATCAACTAAATGTAGTATGCCTTTATTATCAGGAACAATATTAAACTTTGTATCAGGTATAAAGCTTTTTGGGAATGCTATGCCCGGAGTTTTATCTAAGAGTGAGCTGATCCTTTCAGGGTTGAGTGTATCAATAAGTTGCTCTTTGATCGCAGGGTTGTTCTTCATCTCTTGTACACCCTTGATCAATCCTACTGGTAAGAATGCTAATCCTAACTCTTCTGCTGTGAACTTGGCTCTTGAGACTAATCTCTCCATAGCTCCTGCTTCTTCATCTACACCTGAAGCCATAACCTCAAACAATGCATTATTGAACTTGGTGTCTTTCATAAATGCTGAGAGGTTCTTTTCTGTTGGATCAACTGTCGCTCCTGCTCCTGCAACTGCAACTGCTTCTCCCATTAAACCTTTCGTTGCTAGACTTCTGATACCTGCATATCCGAAAAGTAATTGCCCCATCAGCCTAGCTACACTATGATCCTCTACCATTTTCATGTTGTATCCAAGTTGCTCATTCATTCGAGTTCGTTCTTCATTGCTGAATAAGTTTGGTACGATCTGAGCTTTGTCTCGATCTATAACATCATCTTCTTTACCTAATAATCCTCCAGTAGCATTGATAATATCAACACCAAGATTGATAGTTCCTTGTGGAACATCATGGAAAAAACCTTCACCCATTTCATTGACAGTACCTTGTACACCTCTCCGAGTAACTTCTTTAGCTTTGTCGTATGCCCAATAGTATGGAGTTTGTTTGATAGGCTGAGTTAGTTGAGTGAAAGCACCAGTCAGACCCTCCCAAAGATCAGACATTATAGACAGCTCAGGTTTTTTCTTACGTACCACTTGATCCATTACACCATTAGACATTTGTGGTACATCACTATCAAACAAACTGTTCATACAATTCCTTTCAATTTACGTCTTAGTGGTTTATCCCAATTAAAGGTATGTTCACTATATCCAACTGCAAGATAACGAAATGCATCTGCACCATGAGATGCCCAATTATGTTGAGGTCGTTTCCTCCAAACCTTCATATTGTCATCCCAATCTCTTGAGTAGTTTAACAGACAGTCAATTCCCTTCTCACACTTTTCCTCATCAATCCAACACTTGTCTAATAATGTCCTGACTTGTTGAATACCATCATCCACGAGTAAGTCAGGTGCAATGTCGATGTCTCTGATACCTAAATCCTCTAATGTCTCGATACGACTCTTGCCTGTGCCTAACTCCCTGACTCGAACATCATGTGGGAATATGTGTTGGTCATATACGTAGCCTTTATCCTGAAGAACCTTTGCGTAATGTTCTAGACCAACACCTGAAGTCTCATAGTAATCAATAATGTGAACCTCTGCTCCAATGAATTGTGCATACCATATCGCTGTGGAATCACCTATACCTAAATCCCAACTTGAAATTACACCTTTGGCTCTATCGTATGGAACTTTACAGATTCTACCCTCATCCTTCATACGTCTCATCTCACTAGCATAGTATGAACCCTCTGAGTAGATTAGGAAATCCCCATCCCAAATATGACCATAGGTATCAGGTCGCTTGGTCTTGTCATCTAGTCTAGTCATCTCCAAGACCTCTGGAAACCAAGGGTTATCTCGATAGTTCATTTCAACAATCTTAGAATTAGTTGGAGGGTCTAGTCTGAATCTTTCGTGGGTGGCGGAATATTTTGAGGAGGGATTCCAAGTGACCCACAATTCTGAATCAGTTTCTCGGATGCTCGGAATCAAAACATCATAAGCACGACCACTTAATGCTTCAGCCTCATCGACCCAACACAATAGGATACGAGCCTTGGACTTGATGGACTCTAGTGAACGTCTCAGACCTGCAAATGTATAGGTGATATTGCCATCCTTAGAGCGTATATACTTCTCTCCACACTCATAATAGTCATTGAGCCAAGGGATTGATTGAATGGCTATCTTTATCTCCTCAAATGAAGACTCACCCAATGAGTTCATAAACTCTCTAGCACATAGTATCTGACCTCTTATGCCTTGCTTGCCTAACTGATAACCTTTGACTGCACTCATCAATGCAAAACTTCTGGTCTTAGAACTACCTCTACCTCCAAACGAACCCCTAACCCTCGCCTTACCTTCAAAGACTGGGGCGAGTTTCTTAGGTAATTCTATCTCAGCAATCTCATGCTTCATTCTTTCGCAACTATTTCAATACGTGTTGGAGGCTTCATTGAACCATCCGAGGTTGTGTGGTCTATCTGTGACTTCTCTCCATATTTATTAGG